ATGAAACCATAGTACCATTTGATTGAGTAAAACCCTTTTTCACCGTATGGGTCATTAACGTCAGCAGTTTCTCTACCAGGTCTCTTATGAGTAGTAGTGAACTTCAAAGTCTTACCATTAGTTTGGAAACCAATAGTAGTAAATGAGCCATCACCTACACATAACATAGGATAGATATCAACGCCTGATGCGCCACCGCCTTGGTCCCACAGCATTTCAGGTACTACAACAAAACGGAATTGGTCAACTGAACCAATTTCGCCATTAAGTACATTAGCAGCATCAGCATACTTCTCTACACTAGTAAAGCCTGTACCAACACCTGAACTACCAATATCTTGCATCTTACGTACTAGAGGAATTAAATCTGGACCAATGTACATAACACGAACACCATTAACAGTTTTAGTATCTGTCATACGAGAACCAGCAATTATCTTAGTTTGCTTAGGTGTTTTATTATTATCCAAAGCAATAGATAAAGTCATTAGGTCATCATAATCAACAGCTGCAGCTACAGTAGCTTTAGTTGTTACTACACCTGGATACTGAACAGTACCATTTGTAGTAGCTTCGTTGATTAGGTCTTTTTGTAATTGAGCTTCAGTTAGCTCAGTTGCACCTACCATCATTTCTTCAGTTATATGAGATAGTAACTCAGAATCTGAATCGAAATCCAATGATTCTTGAGTGTACTCAGTGAAGAAACCTTGCTTGATTAGTGAACCAGTTATTTGTGTACGTGTGAAACCGACACGGTTAACTCGACCACCATTCTCAGTTAATGCAGGTAGACGATCAGCGATTACACCAACATCTTTTGATGAACCGTAAATGTTACCATACATTTGCTTAGTGCTACCGCCAGTACCTGCTGCAGTTACAGCATTAGCTGAAGTAGCGTAAAAACCAGCGTGAGTTGAAGTTGCTGCTGTATGTCCAGTACCACCTGTTTGTAATACACCTGCAGCATTCCAAGCCATAAACTTAGTGCTAGTTTCGATTAAACCGTCTGCATCAATACCTTGATCTGTGGTGTTAAGATCATCTAACAATGGTTGATAAACATCTTGTTTAATTGTTTTGCCGTGATGCTTAGGCATAGCCCTTACATCTGCTAACGGCATAAAGTACTGAATGTCACGTACTTTAATAAGCGCTTTCTTAAAATAAAAATCAGTACGCGCTTGAGGACCGATTCCCGAAGCAGTTCCTGAAGCGGAACTGGACGGGGAATTATATACTTGTGCCATATTATTCTCCTATAGCTATAATAATAAGAAAACTATATATCCGCCAATTTCATAAACTCTTCATCCGTCATATTTAAGTAATTAGGTGGAACAGTCGAATTTTTGGTTGTAGTCTTCTTCGTTGATGCTGCAGCTTTGCGTTTCTGCTTAATTGCAACATCATCCCTTGCTTTAGGTTTTGGTACAGATGCATTAGGAGATTGATTAACTTGTCCCTCTTGCACTATGGCTCCGCTTTGAAATAAGTGTTCAGCTACTTGTCTATAAGCTTCAACATCAGGCATTTGTAACCTACCTAATGCTCGCTCAGTATCCATAACTGATTGTACTCTATCATATACCCCGTTATAAACGTGGTCATTAAGAATTCCTATAATTGCAGGATTCTCTGATATTAGCTTTTTACTTTCATCATCCCATTCTTTTGCTAAAACACTTATAGTTTTATCAAATGAAGGAGTGTCCCTAATATCATCAATTGCCTGATTTATTTGAAACTCTTTATCACTTATACCATAGTTAGTAGGCTTATAACCCACCTCTTCATCAGTATCTATATCTAACGGATCTATGCCACTATCTTTTATAAGCTGAGCGATTGCTTTAGGGTCATTTTTAGAGATGTCGATTAGATTGTTAAGTTTAGCTTGGTCTAACAATCCCTCTTTCTCTAACATACTTACCATTTTTAGATGAGGAGCAATAGTCTTCATCTTATTATGATAATCAGCACCTTTCTGCATTAATGCAATAGCGTCATCAACATTATTGACTTGCATCATTCGCTTACTAGCTTTAAACGGTGACGTAATCCGTTTATATGCCGCTTCAAAATCTACTTCAGCAGTTTTCTTTGAGTCTTCCTGTTTAGTCTCCAGGACAGTCTCTTCTGTTTCTACTGTTTCGGTATCTGCAGCTACATCATCTGTATCCTCTGGCTCTGCTTCTATAGTATCTTCGGATGTTTCGGCTTCCAGCGGAACTTCTTCCCCTGGGTCAGTTACTTCATCATCTGATGTCTCTTCTTCAGATTCTTCGGTATTACTTTCGGACGCTTCAATTTCTGTATCAGGGGCTTCCTGATTTGGTTCTTGATC